ATCTTATTTATCCCTTATCGTTCCCCAATCCGCAAGTATGTACGGAACAGTTGGAACAATATTCATTATTTACTCTGCCGTGTTACCGTTTACCTGCTTGTGTTCATCGACACGCTTGAGGTGATCCGCTACCGTTTCCACAATGATGGTTGCCTGTACTCCGTTAAGGTCTGCGGAGTACTTCTTACTTGTGTGCATCTTAACCCCAATGAGCTTTGAGAATGCGTGGTTCTGCAGTACAGTAATCAACCCAGCACTCTTGTCGCTAACGAGAGGACGGAAGTCTACTACGCTACCGTCCTTATAGACAGGCAACGCAAAGATAGCGCAGAACTGGTCAGAGAACATTGACGCTACCCAATAACCCTTTGGAAGATCCTGCGATGCTACAGGACCGATGTTAAACCCAACAAACTCGTCTAAACACATAATCTTTACCTCTTGATCCCATAACGGCGGGAACAGTAGAAGATTACCGTTTCATTACCGCTTTGTCAATACCTTTATACAGTGAACTTATGTTTGCCTGTTAGCAAGCTCCGTTATTGTTAATCCTGATGTTCATCTCGTGGAAGGCTACGTTGTCACGAGCCTCTTCTACATAGAGTGTGTTAACGAGATCGATGACTGTTCCGGAACGATAGATGACCGCACAAGAATCTACACACCTTGCTCCAGCGTTGTATGGCTGTGATTTAAGGTCTGCGATGATTTCCTTTGCTAATACCCTAGCAGATGGTGCGGTGCGTACGATAGTCCTGCGTCCCTCATCGGACAAGATGCGGGCGTTGCCCGTGGTCATAACCCAGTTGATTGTTACCGTGTAAGCGTTCATGTAATTTCTCCTATGTGCTGATTGCACAGTGTATTATCGGATTATTATCGCTACAAGGACACATCACCTTCAAAAAATCCTGACTGTTCCCCGTTCCTATATAACAGATGAATCTGGGATAAGTAGTGACTGTTCCCCGTTCCTATATAGTAAATGAAATAAGGAACAGACCTATGTGTAGGAACAGACCTATGTGTAGGAACATAAAACTGATGTTGCTACGCAACGCATATTGGTTCTTATCTTCCCTACCTACGGTAGATAAAGATAATGAGACTTGCCAGTCTCAACTGGCGTGTGGCTTCCTCCACTGGTGATGCTAAAGCATCCCCGTTACGGAACCCGACACATATAGTAGGTATCTAAACAAACAACAGACTAGGTAAGAAGAGAGATCTCTTATAAAGAAACTGTATCTGCAATGAGATGTAGAAATACAGGGTGTACTACCCCTGAATGAAGTCAAGGGCTTTAGCCCGTAGACGTAATGACGGGGTATGTACCCCTACGATAGAAGGAGGAGCGAAGCGACGGATGAATATCGTAACCTCTGGTAAGTGTAGTAGTAATCTGATTACAGTCATCCTTCGTTACGCTTCGCTTCACTACGGAACAGGGCCATACCTTCCACTACATCAAGGTCTAAAGACCTTTCTTCCGTTACAGGTAGACCGCTGTAAAGAACCGAAGGTTTAAGTAAGAGGGGTCTAGATAAGAGAACCAGAGGTTATTTAAGAGGATCAAGACCTTGCAGGGAATTATAAGTCTTTTGTTGTTCTTTTAATGTTCCGTCTGCGTGGAAGGTAATGTAAGCAAATTACTCTTAAAGGAATAAGTGGATATGGTCACAGAGACCCTAAAACGGGTCATTCTGACCCTTTATTGGTCATTGGTAAGCTTGTACCTTACCTTGGCTGTAAACAGCCAGAATATGGAGGTTTTTATGGACGATAATCAAGAGATAGAAGACAACAGACCTACGCACACGTTGATACCCGCATTGCGGGTGTACGTTGGTGCAATCACTCCAGATGGGGATTGGGTAGACGTAGAGGAACTAGAACACTGGTTGTCTCAAAAAGGACCAAAGCAAACAGTGGTGGACTTACTCAACGATGGGATGGGAAGTATTTTCGTAGTTGATCATCACAAGGAGGAGAAGGTGCTTTGAATACGATAATAAGAGTGGTATAATCAAATTATAACCGCTTGGTTATTATGAGAGGATAAAGAGCAATGACAGATCAAGATTGGGCAGACATCATTTGGGTGGCTGTAGGCGTAGTGGCTACAACAAGCATCACCCACAACATCATCGGGTTTCACCTCAACCGCATCGAGAAGAGGATAGAAGAATTATCTAACCTAGTAGAGAAGCGTGGTGAGGAACTGAAACGTGCAGCAGGAGGAGGAGAATAAATGCACATCAAGAACGATAAGGTTTATAGTTTACTAAAGGGTAAGTCGCAGTCAGACGTAGCACGAGAGATGGGTGTTCCGCTATCAAGTGTTAATGTATGGCTCAACGGCGTAAGGGTTCCTAGGTACGGGAGGTTACAACACTTGGCAAACGTATTAGATGTCCCTGTTGATGACTTGTCTATGAAGCTGCGTGATATCTGCAATGAGAGACGCAAGTAGGTTACGAAGGCTGTACTTGAAGAAAGGCACTCTACTCTCAAAGGAGGAAGAGTGCTTTTTACTTAAGATGCGAGACAACGATACAGCCCTAGATATTCTCGTCGCATCAAACACTGGCCTTGTTCGGTCTATAGCCAACAAGTACACGCACATTGGTTACAGCGTGGATGATATGGTTCAAGCTGGCATTCGTGGTCTTCTAGTTGCTATAGAGAGACATGATGGATCTACCAAATTATCAACCTACGCATACGTCTGGATCCGCAAATACATCCTAGAAGAGATAGAAGGGAATCACCGCACTATCCGCCTACCATCACACGTTCATGAGACTCAAACAAAAGTGAACAAGGCTATAGGATCCGGAGCATCTTCCCTAACTGAAATCTGTGAATCAACAGGCTTACCTCTAGACCGCATCGTTAAGGCTATGGAAGCGTTTAGTGTCTCAACCTGCCCCTTGAATAACGAGTTGGACACATTGCCCACTGACCACTATCAAAGCCTCTCTACGGGCATTTTAGAGGCACTAGACAGCCTCACTCCCGATGAGCGTGACTGCGTGATGTACCTTGTTGGAATCAGTGATGAGAAACCACCGTTCGATGAGGCTACGTTCACAAAGTTGTACAATAACGGTATAATAAAGATAAAGGAGCAATACATTGGCAAAGACACCTGAAAGCGACGAGCAGAAGAAAGTTATAGCGTGGGTAAAGCATCACGAGATTGATACACCCGCACTGCGAACCCTTTATCATCCTGCTGGCTCTTACTTTGGGATGGGGTTTGGGGTAATTCGATGGTTACAGTTACTAGGAGTGCGTAAGGGCGTATGGGACTTGCACCTGCCACTTGATAACGGAGTATGGTCTTCCCTTTGGATTGAAATGAAGGGTCCAAAAGGCAAGCTCACAGCGGAGCAGATCCAGTTCAGCAAGGATATCTACGCCAGTAGTCTTAAAACTCCACAGATGGTGGTTTGTAAAACAGCGGAGGAGGCTATAGCAGCCATCAAAGAGTATCTCCGCACGGGAGAAAACTTATGAGTATCTTAATTTCGGTATTGGCTAGCATTGGAGCATTAGTGGTTATTGTTGCAGTACTTGAGTTTGTGGCCACTATGCTGCTAATTTGGAAGTACGGGGAGTAAATACATGACAGTAAGACAGTTTATTCAGTCGTTCCTTTTTGACTCTAATGAGGACATACATCTAAGTGACGTGTGCATAAAGGTCGGCGAGCATTACATACCGCTCACTGGATGGGAGTTGGTTAAAGTACAGAAGGACAAGGATGGTGTGTACTTTCCAGCGAATAAGTATGATAACATAGATACAGAAGCGATAAGTATTGTCGTGATGAAGGATGGAGCAAGAGTGAAAGAAAAGATTGATCCAGAGACGTTGTTTATGATTGATGAGGACCAGTAAAGATGCAAAAAGAGCAAGAGATACCTTTCCGGAATAAGGCAGCAGACGGGAGTTATGTTAACCCAGAAGACATTGAGCGACAGGAGCGTATGCTGGATACGTTCCGTAAGTCACTTCCAAAGAGTGGTTGGAAGCTTGAGGCTAGCCTTGGTAAGTTTGACCACGCAGATGCTGAAGTGTATAGGAATGACAAGTTCATCGGGCTTGCAGAAGCGAAGTTCCGAGACCGCTTTGATAAGAGCAACCCGTATCACTGCGTACAGATTGGTATGGATAAGATTGTAGGTATCTGGGATAAGTACGCACCTAACTGGCGTGGCACGGGCAAAGTTGTTCCTATCGTGCTAGTGTCGGAGATCTACAAACAACTTGGTGAGCCTGATCTTGGTACAGAGATTTACGCTATAAGCCTTGGACACCTGCATCCTTGGCTGTATCAGAGAGCAAAGAACTGGGATAAGACTAACGGTGACCCTAAACGCTTCTATGATGATATGCGGTCAACCTCAAAGCCACAGGTGCGTTGGGTAGAGAATAAATACAGCGATAAGGCACACGGACACCACTGCTTATGGATACCGCTTGACTGGTGTGCCCTTGTAGAACCCGGTATGGACATTGCAGCAGGTATCTATAATAAGAGCCTTAACCTACGCTCCGCATTCACAAGCCCGAAGTTCTGGGAGGATGAAGTGCAGGAGGAGATTGAATAAAAGGTAGGCAAAAGCGGTAAATAACTTGTATAATTTAAACGGTGACCTGAACAGCCACTGATTTCCTTTTCTAACCTCAAAGCCCCCACGAGAGATCTTGGGGGTTATTTTTTACCTATCCCTGTTCCCACCTCCGCCCTAAAACCACGGAACACTAAAGGTACATTCCCATATGAACGGAAACAGCAGGAAACAAGGCCTTGAGCAGTTCTACACCATAGGTAGTGTAGCGGAGTATTTAACAAACGTAGCAGTAGGCATTATAGGCAGCGGGTTAGATTGGGTAGAACCAACAGCTGGTAAGGGTGCTTTTGTTGACGCACTCTATGGCATTGGTGAGAGCGTAACAGCATACGACATAGACCCAAAGCACGAGAGTGTAATACAGTGCGACATACTAACGGACACGCCAGATGTAAAGGGTAAAGCAGTTATAGGTAACCCTCCCTTTGGACGTGCTTGCTCTCTCGCAGTCAAGATCTTCAATGCGCTTGCTAACGGAGAAGCACAATACATAGCGTTCATCATCCCACCATCATTTCGCAAGACAAGCATACTAGACAAATTACACCCTAAATACCATCTTATTTACACAACCCCTGTCCCACGAGTTGCCTTTGAGGATGCGGACGGAAAAGTACACGATGGCGGACACCTCAAGACAGAGTTCCACATCTACAAGCGTTTACAGCACGACAGGCCGAAGTTTAACAACTACCGATCCAAAGAGATACTGTTTGTTCGTAAAAGTGACAACCCTGACATTGCTATAAGAACTCACGGCTCCTATGCTGGTCAGGTTTTAGATGGCACTGATTACAACCCACGCACTACTGCATTCATCAAATTAAAGTCGGAACGTGCCTTGAATGCGCTAAAGAACGCTGACTACTCTTACTGGTTAAACGCTACGTCATACATACCCTGCATAAGCCCAGCAGAGATATCCTACTCTGTGGATGAATACATAAAGGTACATTCTACACATGAGACCTGAAACAGTACTTGGTTATTTCTGGCTACGCAAAGCAGGTGTAGTATTCTCGCTCATTATGGAAGCAACAGGACTTACAGTAGAGCAAATAAGGCACATAGAGACCTGCAAGCAACCAAAGGAGCCGTATTGCTTGAGGCAGATGACCGAGATTTGTATGAGATGGGAACACGCTAACAAGGAGCAGGTATGACAACACATTGGATTGAGTTATTAGTGAGGGCAAAGAAATGAGAACTAGCACATCAGGTTCGAACGGAGGCGGGAGACCATCAAAGGATAGAGGGTTACTTGCTCGTGTAAAGCATAATGCTAAATGCAACGTGGAGACCGTAGAGGCTATCTGTGCTTATGTTGCAGATGGAATGCCTGTTATTGACGCTGCTGCCCTATGCGGAGTTGCTTGGTCAAATGTATACACTTGGAGAGTATCGCACCCACAGATAGACCTTATGCTGTCAGAAGCGGAGGCTGTAGCTACAAGTAAAGCAGTCAGACGCTTGATGCACGAGATTGACGATCCTGAAGGTGACTGGAAAGCTGCATTGGAATACCTAAAGCGTAGACGTAAGGAAGATTGGTCTGACCGTCAAGAATTACACCAACAACACGATGGTCAAGTAGAAATTATTGTGCGCTACGAAGACGATCCACAGAAGTAATGTGATGGTAAAGAGCAATGCCTAAATCACTTACAATAAACTTACAGAGACCCCACAGCGGACAGAAGGATATCCTTGATGGTCGTAACCGTTTTAATGTTTTAGCCTGTGGGAGAAGATTTGGAAAAACAAGTCTGGGTACTTATCTCATAGTAGAAACAGCATTACAGTCAGGTAAACCTTTTGGATGGTTCGCCCCTACTTACCGTTTGCTAGAAGAGGCATATCGGGCAATAAACCGCATCCTAAAACCTGTAATAAAGCGGTCAGTAACTACACCTTATCCCTCTATAGAACTGATAAACGGAGGGGTTATAGACTTCTGGACACTTGATGATCCCAGTACCGTAGCAAGAGGTCGTAAGTATGCTCGTATCCTTGTAGATGAAGCTGCTATGTGTCGTCATTTAGAAGAAGCGTGGACACAAGCCATCAGACCAACCTTAACTGACTACGCTGGTGACGCATACTTCTGTTCTACACCAAAGGGCATCAACTACTTCCATAAACTGTACAAGATGGAGGAACACGATGAAGAGTGGAAATCATTCAGGCTCCCGTCAACCGCAAACCCGTTCATTGATCCGGAAGAAATCCAGAAAGCGTCAAAGGGAATACCGTCCATCGCCTTCCGTCAAGAATACGAAGCGGAGTTCCTTGATGTCGCAGGAACGAGAATAAGGCGTGAGTGGATACAGAAGGGTCAAACAATCCCTAATTCTTGTGAACGCTTTATGGGTGTTGACCTTGCTATCAGTACTAAAGAGGGTGCTGACTATACCGCCATCGTTGTTATGGAGAAGGATAAAGACAATCTACTCTATGTAACAGACTGCACAAGGGTTCAGGCCTCTTTTAATGATGTACTCAAGACTATACAAAAGATGGCTGACAAACATACCCCATCTTGTATTGCGATCGAGAACGTGCAGTATCAGGTAGCAGTAGTTCAAGAGTTATTGCGCCGGGACCCTAAATTAAATGTTATCGGAGTAAGACCAAAGGGAGATAAGGTTTCCCGCTTTGCATTATTAGAGGCCCGGTATGAACAAGGGCTAATCTTCCATAGACCATCTTTACCACCGTATTTTGAGGACGAATTACTAGCATTTCCGATGGGCAAGAACGATGACCTAGTTGATGCTATGGTTTACGCATACGAAGCACTAAAGCAAGGGCAGAGGGTTTTTGAGGCAATATAAGCTCACGGGTACAATCATCCAGTTAACGGAACAAGGAACACGATATGGGACTTTTTGATAGGTTTTTTGGCGGTAATACTAAAGCACAGGCAAATCAACAGGAAATGCTTGCTCCGCCTATACGCAATACAGGAACGAGTTATCTTACTTGGTCTGGTGTCGGTGGCTTATATTCCTTGTTATCCCAGAAGCTACCATCAAGTAACAGGAACTGGCGTGACGTTGCTGGCGATCTTGGACTTAACGGTGTAGTGGCGTGTGGTTTAAACTGGTACACACGAAACTGGAATCAAGTGTATCCAACATATAAGAGGCCCGTTAACGGAGTGGAGCAAGATACTGTTGAAAGTCCTGTAATCAAGCTGCTAAACAACCCCTGTCCGTCCGTATCCTTGCCGAGCGTTTTTTACTCCAACCTTATTACCGACATCATTGTTCAGGGAAACGGTTATATCAGGAAGGTACGCAACAGAGATAAAACAGTTGGCGCATTACAATACCTACCTGCAGACTGTGTGGGTTTTAACTCTAATTCTCGTGGTGTGCTAGTAGGTTATAAGTACAGTCCTCTAGGGTCAGAAGCGTACGATATTGACGTTAACGACATTATTCACATCAAGGTAGGTAGAGACCCAAAAGACTTACGTTATGGCCGTAGTGCGCTTGTTTCAGCCCTAAAAGAGATTGCTACTGATAATGTTGCCGGTAGTACTGCTTATGCTCTTGCTAACAGTCCTTTGCCATCTATGTTTGTATCACCGGACATGACAGGTAATGCAACAGAAGTGACTCGTGAGCAAGCGGTAGCAGTCAAGGATAGGCTTCAATCACAATACAACTCTGACAACGGTGCGGGAGTAGTTGTAATGACCTCCCCTGTAAAGATCGAGAAGGTTTCATACACACCTCAAGATATGGCACTAGATACCCTGCGTATGCTTCCAGAGACCCGTATTTGTGCTGTTATGGGGCTAAATCCTATGGTCCTTGGGTTGTCGTCAGGTCTACAGCATAGCACCTACAGTAATTATCAAGAAGCACAACAGCAAGCGTGGGAAGATGGGATGCTGCCTCTTTGTCAGTTAGTTGCAGAAGCGTTCACATACGGTCTCCTTCCAGAGTTTAATACCTATGAAGAGGGTGACTACATTGAATACGACTACAGTAAAGTTAAAGCTCTTATGGACAACCGCACAGAAGAGGCTAAACGTGCTGAAATGCTCTATAAGGCTGGTATTGCTTCTCTTGCGGAGGCTAAACGTATCGCTGGACTTGTACCTGAAGATGGTGATGACAGCATTACTACGGGGCGCACAGAAGGTTTTAAGGTTGTTGCTGACACTGCTGGTACTCTTATTCGTGCTGGTTATGATGTAGAGAGTATCAATGACGCTTTAGGTATCCAGATTAACCATACGGGCCTCTTACCTGTTACTGTTAGAGATGAGACTAAAGCTGCGTCATACAAACCTACAGACGCTATGGCAGACAACGCAAGCAGAGCATTAGAGTGGCGTAAGGAGTTTGGACGTGGTGGCACAGAAGTTGGTGTTGCTCGTGCTGTCCAACTAAAAAATAAAGAGAACCTATCCTTTGACACTGTAATGCGTATGAGTTCTTATTTCTCTCGCCACGAAGTAGATAAGGATGCTGAAGGTTTTAATCAAGGGGAAGATGGATTTCCTTCTGCTGGCCGTATTGCGTGGGATCTTTGGGGTGGAGATGCTGGGATGTCGTGGTCACAGCGTATTGTAGAAGGGGCCAAAGATGAGTAAAGGTACAATCTCGCAAGTTACACCGGGAGAAGATATGGAAGACTTACTGATTGCATTTGGAACTGAAATTAAGGCAGACGCACAAGGCAACATCAAAGGTTATCTCGTGCGGTTTACTGATGCGTCTTCTCCTGACAGTACTGGTGATTATTTTACAGAGCGCACAGACTTTGGACGTGACTTGAGCCAGCCTTCTAGTATTAACCTTTACTATCATCACGGTATGGACGAGATGATCAAGAAGAGTGCTATCGGCAAAGGATTCATCAAGAAAACAAGTGCTGGTGTATGGTTTGAAGGTCAGATTGCTATGGCGGATGAATATGGCAGGATGATCGCAGAACTAGCCAGAAAAGGTAAATTAGGCTTCTCTTCTGGTGCTGGTAGTCATTTAGTAGAACGTAAGATGGTCGGCGATGCTTATGAGATTACACGTTGGGCATTAGCAGAAGCAAGCGTAACACCGACTCCAGCAGAACCCCGATGCATTGTAGAAGCAAAAATGTATGCTCCTGAAGTTGCTATGTGTAAGCCTAAAAAAGATGATGGAGAGATGGAAGAGGAAGGCTACATTGAAGAAATTATTGTAGATGAGACCGCTGACATCCCAACACAAGTACAAGAAATCTTTTCCGACATTGAGCAACAGTTGGCAGTAGAAGCAATACACGAATTATGGGAAAGAGCACAGTACGGTATTGAGATTGCGTTAGATGAATCTGACGCTGAACTACTTGATGCTGTCCTAGCGGAGTTCCATAAACGTGCTGTAGGTATGGCTTCAGTAATGATGGCCAATATACCTGCTGAAGTAGAAGCGATGAAGGCGTTGCGTAAAACACGTCCCGCCAGCATCAAAGAGTGTGAAAGACGTGTGCGTGATGCATTTCGTCTCTCCCGGAGTGAAGCCAAACGCATTACTCCAACCGTCTGGCAAAGTCTGCGTGAGGTAGATGAGGTAGCGGATACTATCGACCCCAACATCAAGGTTCGTGAGGATATGTTAAAACGTGTCCTTCTCGACCTACTGTAAAGGAAGGAATTATATGAATAAGGAAACATTGCTTGAGCAGAAGCGTGAAAACGCTATCAAGGCAAGAGAAATCCTGACCTCCCCGGACGGTTCAACGGAAGAGGCGCAGAAGTTTATCGACATGAACCTTGAGATCGACAAGAAGATTGAACTACTTGACGCTGTGGAAGAACTCCCTGTCAAGAGTGTGGAGACAAAGATGGAAAATACTGGACGTGTAGAGTTTAAGGCTGGTCCTTACCTCAATACAGACCTCCCGTTCTCTGGTTCAAAAGCAGAGAAGGAATACAAGGCATATGTCTTTGGTAAGTATCTTCAGGCTAACGGCTTTGGTAATACCGAAGCAAAGAGCTGGTTGAAGAACAACGGACACCTTAAGGCTAACAACGAAGGCACGACAACTGCTGGTGGATTTTTGACCCCAGACATCGTTCTTCCTGACCTCATTATGCTCCGTGATACTTATGGTGTTGTGCGCCGTGAAGCATACAAGGTTCCTATGACATCTGATGTACAGGTTGTCCCTAACCTCACTGGTGACGGTACTGCTGTATGGGGTGTTGAGAACACTGCTAACACTGCATATGACCTCACATTTGCTAACGTTGGTCTTACCGCAAAGAAGTTGAATGCATACAACATCTTCTCGACCGAACTTCGTGATGATGCTGTTATCGACTATGCTGCTGCTGCTGCAAAGAGCTTGATGTTTACTCTTGCAAAAGAAGAGGATCGTGTCTTCTTCAAGGGTAACGCTCTTAACGCAACTGACGGTAACATCGACGGTATCTTCCAGAGCGTCTATAAGGTATCTGCAACAAAGGGTGATATTGCTGGTCTGGTGTTTGCTCCTGCTGGTTCTATCGCAACCCCTGCAAACCTTACCATCGCCACATACCGCACTATGGTAGCAAAGTTGCCACAGTACGCACTCAATGCAAAGTGGTACGTCAGCAAGGCATTCTTCTACTCCCGTATGGCTAACCTTGGTGATGCTCTCTCTGGCAACGCTATCGGAGACTACGCAAATTACTGGGGACCAACTCCAATGTTCTTGGGCTACCCTGTTGTATTTGTGCAGAACCTTGACGGTGATCTTACTGCTAACACTCCTGTACTCTGCCTTGCTGACCTCTCTGTAGGTGTATGTCTCGGCGACCGTATGGCTATGGAGATTGGACAGTCCGATCAGGTCAAGTATATGGAAGACAGCATCGTCATTCGTGCTAAAGAGCGTGTTGCATTCAATGCGTTCGACAAGGGTAATGCTGACGCTTCTGCTGCTAACCGTGTACCGGGTTCGCTCATCGTTCTCTCCGCTGCAGGAACATAGGAACAGAACCCAGCAAGCCTCTATACTATGCTCAAAACTGCTGGGTCACTATGGAGATTGGGGACTACCTTCGGGTGGTCCCTTTTCTTTTGCTATAAGGGGAACGGGGTACATTACTGCAGAGGACTACAATGACCCGTGATCAAGCTATAGAACAAGTTGCTTTTGATGCACAAGCAAACATTTACCCTGAACTGGATAGTACGGAATTAGGGCGTATTATTGACCAGTGCAAGGACTATGACATCTGGACCGCAAGTACTACATATGCTGTTAATGATGTTGTTATCTCGTCAATAAACAACGGACGGATGTATCGGTGTGTTTATGGCGGGACAACTAGCACTATCAATCCTTTTCCAGAAGGTCCAGTGCAAGAGACTACAGGATGCGTTTATGGCGATGGTAGCACTATGTATTGGGTAGATTGCGGGGCTGCTTCCAAAGATCGCTGGAACGTTAAAAAAGGGGCATCTATAGCGTGGAGACAGAAGGCAGGTAAGGTTGCCCATCTCTTACAAGTAAAAGACGGACAGCAAGACCTTCAACTAGGAAACTTACATAAGCAGTGTCTCTTGATGGCAGATAGATACAACGGGCTGGAGATAATTTAATGACACCAGACGCACTCATCGCACTCTTACGGCAAAGTGCTACGCAATACCAACTGCCAAATACTGTAGATATTATGAGATCTGCTAATGAGGTTGACGCTAACGGAGGTGTCACTACAGACTGGCGTTTACAGGGTACGGTCAAGGCAAGGGTTGTTCACGTTAACAGCCTTCAGGACAACGCAGGACAAGCAATCACGTCCAATAATGAGTGGAGTATATTACTGCCCTTCGACGCTGATATAAGGCTAAATGACCGGATCTACATACAGTTTGATGAAATCCCAAACAGATACTTTGATGTAGTAGGAACCGACCGTGGGGCTACTGATGGTCTCTTCACTGCTTGCAAGGTTGAGGAGAGAACAAGATGACAGAACCTACACCTGTGTATAACGTGAATCAAATTATTGCTGGCTTTATTGGTGCTGTGATTATGGTGCTAAAGAAGAAGGGCAAGATTATGTGGATACCAGCAAGCGTGGCGGTTATTACTGGTACTGCTTCTGCCACTTATTTAACCCCTCTAGTAGGCAAAGTATTACATGACAATGATCCAACACACCTGTGCGGATTTGCCTTTCTTTTAGGGGTATTAGGCTTGCGTGGCGTGGAGTTGATTACAGATAAGATTGGGCTTACGGGAGAGGGCAAATGACACATACAGCACAAGTAACGCTCACTGACAAAACGGTGAACGATGATGGCACGATACAGGTAACGTTTGATGATGGCACTGGATACTTGTATGGCAATGAAGAGGCCCTAATTTTAGATTGTGAGGTGCGTGACGGGGACTTACCTATAGACCTCAAGAGCTTCCTTATTTGTATGTTGGTTCAGGAAGGTGTGTCTATAGTTGGAAGAACGTTATCACTTGACCTAACTGCAGCAGATGGCAATATTGTAAAGGTACTCTGATGGCAATAATAACAACACCCGCAAGGCTACAGTTTGGGTCATTTCTCCCACGTCAAGCACAGGTATTCAACAACGTCACTATGAACCTCACTGTTACTAACGGAGGTATTGCATTTCCGTTTATAGCAGAGCGAACTATGACTGTTACTGACATTGGCGTTGCTGCTAGTGGTGTTGGTGGTACTGTTGCTGCTGCGTTAACTATCGGAATACAAACAGATAGTGGATCCGGCATACCATCAGGAACATTTCTTACTAACGGCAGTATTACACTTCCTGCTAATACTTGGTCTCTAGCAGCACAGTTCTCTACAACAAGTGGCAATCCGTTAATGAACACCACGGTGGCCCACTACCTTAAAGTTGGTGATGTAATTCGTTTTGCTAATACGACTGGTGGTGTAGCAATAAACACTGACTACTGGGTTGCTAGTGTTCCGGCAACTAACCAGATGACAATATCTACATCTGCCACATTATCTCCAGTCTTCTCGTGGACAGCTTCTGTATCGCCCGGTGGTAACACATTTAGCTATGCAAGTATGGGTTGGACTCACTGTGCAGGTATTTCCGCTAGTATCACGCAAAACACACGATATTGGCTGTGTTTTCAGTTCTCTGGCACAAGTACTGGGTCTGTATCTTATAACGGTGGAGACACTGGAACTGCTAACGGCCAAAGCGTACAGTACGGTATTGGTTATGCTACAAGAGTCGGTGCAGTATGGTCAAAAGCATCTGGTACTCGTGGTATTCCTGTTCAATACACTGATGGCACAAACTGGTATGGAACACCGCAAGTCTCCTCCGGTAGGGTTACATCATCTACCCTAAACAACAACGACCGCTTTGGATTCCGTTTTACTGTTCCTGCAGGGCATCCAGACATCTTACTTGAGAGGATAACGTTTGCGTCACACCCTACTGCATCTCCGGGGACTGCAAGTAACTGGAAGGCTCAACTCTTTACTGATAACGGTTTAGGAGTAACACCAACGTTCGTGTCTGACCTATCTGTTATTGCTGGCGACTCTATGGGTAACTCCGCTGCTAGTAACTTCCGATCTACTATATTCCAGACAGCCAGCACTACTTGGCTCAATGCGGGTAGTTCTTACATACTTATGTGTGGATTCGATGTAACACCTTCTAGTGGAACACCAACAGTCAACTACTATGCTGGTCAAGTCCTAAACGGGCGGAGAAATGTGGTTGGTGCTTACAGTGGAGATTTTGTATTGAACTGGCAAGGTGCTGGGACGTGGTTTAACAATAACCCTGACGCTTACGCTCCGTGGACAATAACATCTGGGGCATTACGCTACAACGACTCTTCTGGAGGAGGCGGTGGTGGATTTGCTAATGCGTCTTACGGTTTTGCTGGTATTGGAGGCAACTGATGGCGTTAGTCCAAACAGATACAGAACTATGGTTTCACGCACAAGGTGTAGAAGGTGACCTCACGATCGCAGGAGGTCAAATTAACGCCAATAACGGTGGATTAGCGTGGATATTTCAAGCAGAGGAGACAGCAACTATAACTCGTATTTCCCTGCGTGTTAGTGCTAGACCTACGACCCCATCCTCAAGCCTTTCGGTGGGATTACAAAGCCTTACTACTGGGTCTCCGTCTGGTAACTGGCTGGATGGAACAGGTACATCTACCACTAACTTTGCGTCAGAGGCGGGTGGGTCTACTGGCGTTAAAACTTACACGCTTCCAAACAGTGTGAGCCTTACTGCTGGACAACTCTTTGCTGTTGTTGTTAGAAATCCTACTACTGGTTGGACAGGAGACATTTCTTTCAACTACACACACTTTACTCGTGCTAGTGTAGGTTTCCCTTATCACACTAGAAGGGCATCTGGAACGTGGGGAGCAAGAGGCAACCTTATGCCTTCTCACGTCTTCTATGGCTCTGCTACAAAGTGGTACGGGAACAGTGCTATATCTACAACGGAGAGTGCTGGGACTACGCCTTCTGGAACTACTGAATACGGATGGGCAATAACTATACCTCTAGGACACCCAGATTTAAGGCTACACGCAATCACCCAGAAGCTTACTACATTCACTGCGGGTGCATCTTTCAATGTAGTTGTGCGTAATACTGCTGGGGCACTACTAGACACATCATCATTTGACTGCGACTATACGTCTCCTTCAGGTTATTATCCTTGTATTCTCGATCAGGACATTTGGCTTACATCAGGCACAAAGTATTACATCCTCTTTCAAGCAAGTGGTGGAACAACGTGCCCTACACCGAGAATTATGGCTGGATTTTCTGCTGCATTACTATCGGATGTGAGTGACGGGATAGTTTGTAATATTGCCTCATACAACGGTACTACATTTACAGAAACAACAACAACAAGACCAGTAGGGACACTGTTATTTAACGGACTTCAGTACAACCAGACTGGTGGCACAACCAACTACATCATCCCTGCCGGGTTCAACAGCATCGGGTAGAGGTACATTATAAGAGAACCCCGGAGGACTAAAAGTGTTTCAAATTAAGCAAAGTGAAGCGACAGCAGCAAGACGTAGGATACCTGTCCTTTTCGTCTCAAGTACCGATGGGTTTACACCTGTCACACCTACTAGCCCTGTAGCATACATATCTCAAAACGGGGCAACGTGGGTTGCTACAACTAACACAGTTGCCGTTGCTACTCTTGCTGGTGGACAAGCTACAGCCGGTGTCTACTACCTAGAGTTAACTGCTGCTGAACTAGCAAACCTTGGGTGGATTACGGTTAACGTGCAAGCCTCCAATGCACGGCAATATAATGCTCATGTTCAGATTATGGCATACGACCCTTACGATGTAGTTCGCATAGGTCTTACAAGCATCCCTAACGTTGCTCAAGGTAACGCTGGCGCACTACCAACAGGCTCCGCAACAGGTCAGGTAACAGTAGCAACTAACAACGACAAGACTGGTTACAGCCTCACACAAGCCTTCCCTGCTAACTTCTCATCCCTTGCTATAACGGCAGGTGGAGCAGTAACCGCAGGAACCGTATCGGATAAAACTGGATACTCACTCTCTGGTACGCAAACATTCAACCTTACCGGATCTATCACTGGTAACTTGTCTGGCTCTGTAGGCTCTGTAACGGGTGCTGTAGGAAGCGTGACAGGCAACGTGGGCGGTAACGTCACTGGCTCTGTCGGAAGCCTCACAGCAACAGCCGTACAGAACATCTGGGATGACGCTACCAGTTCGCTCACAACTGTAGGAAGCGTAGGGAAGCTTATTGTAGATAACCTTAACGCTACAGTGTCTTCACGCTCTACACTTACTGACGCACAAGTCTGGGCAAGTGCTACCCGTACGCTTACATCTGGGGCAAATATTGTTCTCGCAAAGGGTACTGGCATAACAGGCTTTAACGACATTACTGCTAATAATGTATGGTCGGAAACGCTCCCCGGTTCATACACATCTACTCAAGCAGGATTTAAACTTAACGCTGCAGGATCTGCTGCCGATCCTTGGTCCACAACTCTCCCCGGAGCATACACTTCAGGTACAGCGGGCTTCATTATTGGCAACAACCTCAATGCTGCTGTTGGAAGCGTGGCAGGAAATGTATGGACAGTTGGAACGAGAACTCTTACTGCTGGCACTAACATTGTTCTCGCTAAAGGAACTGGTATTACTGGCTTCAATGATGTATCTACTAATGACATCTGGACTGCTGGTACTCGTACTCTTACTGCTGGAACTAACATAGTGCTAGCAAAGGGTACTGGAATTACTGGCTTCAACGACATCACTGCGTTGAGCGTATGGGATGTTCTTGCTTCCACAGTTAGCCTTGCCAACAGTATTGGATTGCAACTAAAGACAAACATTGACGCTACGGTATCGAGTCGTTTGGCTAGCGCAAGTTATACTGCCCCTCTGAACACAGCAGGTACAGCAGGTGCGGTATGGAATGCATTGCTAGCATCTTACGGTGTGGCTGACAGCTTTGGACAGAAGGTACTGCGGTCTGCTTCAGCGCAGTCTACAGTCTCTGTTACAGGCTCAAATCACGTTGCTGCTGACATTCACGAGTTGCAACCGGGTGTTATCACTAATGCTGATTTCTCTGCTGATGCTATAGATGCCAACGCTCTTGCTGCTTCTGCTGTAAGTGAGATCCAGTCCGGTCTTGCAACAAGTGGTGGGTTAACAACAGTAAGCAATGTGACAAGCAAGCTTGACACTACACTTCAGTTGGACGGCGCAGTGTACAGATTTACCGCTAACGCTCTGGAGCTTGCGCCTACTGGTGGTGGTGGAGGTGGTGGCTCTTCCGTAACAGTAAGGCAGGGTCCGTTCACGATGCAAAGCGAGCAGGACACAATCAGCGGTGTAGTAGAAGCATTGGTAGGAAGTGATGTTCCGTTACAGATACAGATAGGGGACGGAACGGGAACACCTGTACCTTTATCAGGCACAGCGACCATCAACCTTAAAACATACAACAGTGCTGGGACGTTAGTAGAAACATCCGCCGGAACAGTTGACTATGCTGGTCTGGGGTACATCTCCGCTACGTTCACAACAACTACTACTGCTACTGCGGGACGCTATACGGTTGTTGCTGAAGTGACGGACGGAACTCTCATCAAGTATGGAGGACTCCAACTCTTGGTAAAGGGACTGTAAGAGATGTTAGATAATAAAATTAGACCACTACCACTAGTAGAGTTTGGTGCTGACATGCCTAGCATCACGCTTATTACTGGAACATCAGACGTTATGTATTTTCAGATTACGGATCGCAACGGGACACCATATGACATAACATCTGGCACTGTAGCGTCTGCCATCTACAATGCTAATACTGGGGCCGTGGTAGCAACTACAGGGTCAACAACAACCAAAGCGCAAACAGCACTAGGTATCGTGTCCTTCTCTGGTTACACTTGGGTTAGCGGTCTATACAACTACTATGTGATTCTTGAGCAAGTAGGTGGAATAACACGCATTTTTGGCCCTTATCGTGTTGAAGTAGAGGCTTTGTAATGCTGAAGTCATATGTGCCTCAAATCATCGGAAAACTGGACATTTTGACAGCTTTAGGTGAGGGCGCAGCAAAGGAACTTGAGGGAATTATCAAGAAGGAGTTAAATACTGGCTCTGGCACTGGTAAGGTCTATGAGAATGACAACCGCTTACATCGTGCATCCTCTCCGGGTCAAGCACCAAAGACTGATAGTGGGGACTTGAGTAAAAGTATCTCTAGTAGAAAAACTGGCACAGGATCGTCTGAAATGCTCATAAACAGCCCATATGCAGGAGCATTAGAGTACGGTACTAGTAAGATGCGACCACGCCCCTTTGTAGCCCCAGCGATCAATGAGTTGAAGAAGAGGGTTAATAAGAAACTGAAGGATAACTGGCAATGAGTTTTGAAACACTAACAGTAGCAAAGTACATCTTTCAGACCTTATCTGGTGATGCTACGCTAAAGTCACTTCTTGCTGGCAGTAAAGCACCGGGGTTCCAACTAGGCGTGTATGGAGAGATGGCCCCTACTGTTGACCCTGTAAGCGGTAAAGAGCCTGTATTGCCGTACATCGTGTTCTCTCGCACTGGAAGTTGGGAGCCTCTTGGTAATGCATTATGTGGCGGGACGCACGTCTCTTATCCCTCTTATCGTGTTACTGTATGGTATGAGCAATCAGGTTCAATATCCTACTCAAGGGTACAATCCATCGCAGACAGGATAACCGTTCTACTGGATGGTCAGAAAGTCTCATTGGATGGGCTGGATTTCGCTTCCCTACGGTTGGACACGGAACAGCCAATCATTGTCGGAACTGATGGTCACATAGATTATGGTCTGACTATAATTTATGGGTTCACAGTTACATTCTAAAAGGAAGTGTTTGAAATATGCCCACACCGTTACTCGTAAAAGATGTACTGGTTGAAGTGTCATTCGGAACTACCGCTCAAAGCGGTGCTACCCCTGTGCCACCTGACCCAACAGCTGCTGACCCTAACTATGAATGCCAAGCCAGAAGCTTGAGGGTGTCCATCCAATCCTCAACTGTTGACTTGTCTACCATCTGTAGTGGTACTAATGAGGTATTTGAAACCCGCAAAGCCGGTTCCCTTGATATGGATGTCTGGGTTGATAAAACCCTTGGTCCAATCTTTCAAGGCAAAGTCGGCTGGTTGTGCAAGGTAAAAGTAACTCTCGGTTCCACTGCCGGTGGTATCAAAACATACAACGGTCTTGTCACTGACTGTACTTTGTCAATGACACCCGGAGAGGTACAGACTGAATCCGTTTCTATCGCTCTTGGAGCGTGGGGCTTCACTAGCATCTACGCATAATTTCGTCGTTATCTAGGGTGGGTGGCATGTATCTTTTTTTGGTACATACCGCCACACCCTTTTTGTCTATGTAAGGAGCAAACCTATGGCTATCGGACTTAAAGCACTTGAGGGTCTAAAAATGACCCGCAGACCTAACCTTGTTGTGTCGTTGGAGAAGTGGACAGGTGACCCCAAAACCCGTCTTATTTTCAAAGAACCCAGAGCAAGCGAGTTGTTTCCGGATGCATCTAACCTTAAAGAGATACAGATGATGTTTCCAGAGTTTCCTGCGCCAATGACGTATCAAGTCAACCTTATGGCACGTTGCTATGTACCAGATGATGGTGAGGAAGAAGCAGAACCAGTTAGGGCTATCGGGGACATCGCACGGAACCATAAAGAGGTGTTCTTCCACATCCTGTCATCGTTCTTTGAAGCGTTTGATGTGTCGGACCCAGATGAGAAGGTAGAAGAAGCAAAAAACGACTCTACGGAATGACGGGAGAGTTTCTCTATCATTCCGTTACTAAACTCGGTAAACACCCGTCAGAGTTAACTGAATACTCGCCCTCTATGATGGCAGATGTTATATGGGCTGGTCGTGAAGCAGAGAAGGTTGAGAACGCACGGTGGGAGGCTCTAATAAAGTCTCTCGCCGGAAGGGTGATATAGGATACGGTTATGGCACAAACACTCGCAGAACTTGTACTAAAAATACGCTCCGATGACACAGCAAAAGTCAAGAAAGACCTTGCTGACATAGAGGCGCAACTAAAGCGTATTGAAACGCAAGCAGCTCGTTCTATGCGTAGTTTCAATGCTCAACAGTCACGCTTACTCCGTGGGCAGGTGGGTCAAACTTCTGGTTCATCTGCTAATCCTATGGCAGGTACAGCATCAGCATTGCGTGAGGTTACCAAAGAGCTGGAGCGTATGAATAAGCCCCTAAATGCTGCTTTAGATGGCTTTACGCAGATTGCCCAGATACTTACCAATAAACAGGTAGCAAACGCACTTTATAGTTCAAGAGGCGGTAGGGCAACGGTAGCACCTCCAAGAGGTATGACAAGTGCTATGGTCAACAGCATTTATGAGCAAAGACGGACAATATGGCCGATGAACCCCTTTGCTCGTGGTGCTTCTGAAGTTGCATTTGGTCCAGAAGGAGAGTTTGAAGTAGTTAGGGGTAAGAGGGTTGGTTTCAGAACTGCCCTTGACAATGTTAGACAGCGGTATGTTTATGCAACGTCAAACAACTTCCCCGGTGGAGCATCGTTAAGAGCAAAGACTTACAACGCACTTATCGGTTATCAGGAAGGTAGCGGAAACCTTACAACAAAGCCTCTTGCTGGAGCGTTTGGGTTGGCACAAAATGCGGCTGTAGGTCTCGCTGGTGCTTTGGCTACTGCTACATCTGCACTAATAAACTATGCCAGAGAAGCATCAAAGGCATCTGTTGAGCGTGAGTCATTACGAGCAAGACTTGGTGGTCTAAATAAGCAAGGTTCATCTGTTGACCAAGTATTAGGACTTGCCCGTGAGGTCGCAGGTCCATCAAAGTTTACTACCCGTCAGATGGAACAGATGAGCGCACAGGTTCTTTCCTACGGCTTGAATGTAGAGCGTGTTCTTCCCTTGATTGGTAAGTTAGGTAATGCATTCGGTGCGGGACCAGAACAACTATCAATGTACGGTAATGCCTTTGGTCAACTTGCTGGTGGTCAAATGCCAGACATTCAAGTGCTTAACCAGATGGGTATTACCAAGGCTATGCTCAAGGATCGTGGCGTTAAGTTTAAAGGCTCGGAACTCATCTCAAGCACTGAAAAGGTTATGGTTGAGATGGAGGCTATCATCAACGAGAAGTACAAGAAGGTTACACAGTTGATGGCTAACACGACCGAGAGTACCCGTGCTAACATTCAGGACAGCCTTGACCAGATACAGATATCTTTCGGAGACGCTATCAATAAGGGACTTGGTCCTTTTGAGGGCGCACTTGCAACTGTACTAAAGCAGATAGAGGGTAGTCGTTTCGCAGAGGCTGTAGCACGAGACCTGTTGGCTCCTATGGAAGCGTTTACTGGCACTGTAAAAGACCTTACTGAAGCAATCAAGCAGATGATTGCGTACACGATGGCGTTCGCTACATCTGTGCCGAGACAACTTGGAGCTGCTATCAAAGAGTGGAATAACGTATCTACACAACAGAACGTCATTGGCGGTTTACAGCGTGTTGGCTCCCGCTCTATGACCATCTTCCGCTTCTTGGGTGGACTTGCCGACCCTACAGGCTCCGGTCTTGGTGCTACGTCTAACATTCCTGATACTGCAAAGAGGTATCTGGAAGAGATGGATAAGCAAGCAAAGACAAGAACACCAAGCAATAAGAAGCGTCTAACTGACCCGTTCGGTGGCATCCTTCCGTTTGGTGGCGGTGGTGCTGATGATAAAGAAAATAAAGATAAAGCAAAGCGTACTCTTGAGAAGATTGAGAACAACACCCGCAAGAGTGCTGAATTACTTGATTTGCGCCGTCAAACTATCGGTGGTGGTGAGATTGCAGCCCTTGGTGTAACTGGTGCGGAGATAGCAGGGATGGGACTCAAGAACCGCTCTGAAATAACACTCCGCTCTCCAATCAGACCAGACACGCAAGTAATTAGAGGTATCAAGGATCTCGTTTATGGAAACATGAACTTTGCTATACAGGGTTCTCCTATCAACAGGGTTAGGTTCTAGGGAGTAATACGATGGCTGGACAAATGCGTATTTTGATGGATGCTGTTGAGCCACGTCCTCTAAAGGGAAGGTTTGCAGTAGGTGCTGACGGATCGACGTGGGACTACAAGATGAGTTCTAACGTCTGGATTGATCCTTGTAGCAGTAGTGTAATGTTAAAGCCTCTACCCATAACACCTGCGTGGAAGACTACATTTACAGGGAATTACGCACGTTTTGGACTGTCTGACTTTACAGGCACAGACATTAGTAAGTGGGAGCAGTATGCCATAGATAAATCTGCTGGTAACAAGGCTCTTGCTATGAAGAGTACTACCGCTAACCCTATCAATCTCACTACAGCATTACCACGCAACTGCCCTATGTATGTTCGCTACTACCGCAACACTACGCAGGATAGTACGGATGACCCTTTTCTTGTTATTGGATACAACGTTGGTGCAGCGGGAACAGCACCAGATAACTTTTCTGTGCAGTTAAAGTTTCGTGAGAACGGCTCTGTCAGTGTATTCAAGAACGGTGTATTAGAAAACGAATACGACCGATCAGGCAACAACTTCTCAAGCCAAAGAGCGTACACAAGTATTTTTAACCCTGCCCAGAAATACGTCAATGTAATGATAATTCCCCTTCGTGGAAGAGATTTACTTGTATGGACTGATGCTGGTACTTGTTTTATCCACACGTTTGCTGGCCTTGACTATCCTAACAATCCTGATACAAACCCAATCCTTCCTGCGTGTCCTTCTGGCAAGTTCAGCATTACAGTTCCTCAAGGGAAAACAAGCGTACAGGTAGCCCGATGTTACTTTGAGCAAAACGGCTACATTATGAGTCAGGTGAAGACGTTCCGTTATGCACCTACGGCTACGGACTGGGGAACAGGGCCTCTTTTTCAGTATTATCACGAGTACTTTGGTCAAGGTGCATCATTCCCATCTGTAAGCGCAACAGTAGTAGATGTGGCAGGAACAGGTGCTTTTGTAGCCAACGGGACAAACAATCAAGCTCGCATTAAAGTGTCGTTCTCTGGAGCTTCTGGAGGCACAAACAGTACATTATTTGCTGCTGATGCGTGGGTAGATCCTCCGTACTCACAAACGTACGCTGGCAATATCGACATTACGTCCGCAGTGTCAACCCTATCAATGAGTGTAGATGAGAGCGGTCGTACTGGTTTGCAGATGAGTTGCCGTCATAAGCGTCTTGTGGATTTAGGTATACAAAAACCTCTAGTTACAAGCGACCGTCCGATAGCAGTGCAGATAAAGAGTGATTACCTTGTTGCTGGTATTCCTCTATGGTTTGACATCTTCAGGGGTACGCTTTCTCCTCCAGAGATTGTATATGAACCCGGTAAAGACCAAACTTCCCTCAACTGGGCAATCCTTAACTTTACTGGTGAAGACCGCTTCCTAGACTTTAACCTTGGTCAATGTCAAGAGGCCATCCCACTAGATTACAACACTATCAATGAGGTGTTCTATAACATCATGCCTATGGCGGGATACAACCCTGCCACATACTTTGAAGGTATGCACACAAGCACCTTTAGGACTAACTGGCATCCAGATATGCCTAGAGGTGAATACACGCTAGTGCCAAAGCGTTCTGACACGCCCGGTGCTATCCTGCAGAACTTCAGGGACACTTACCTTGCTAACTGGATTATGTGTTGGAGACCATCACCTAATTTAATTCCTGTTGGTGGTTATAAGTTTTACTTGATTGACCCGTCCTACTACACCTCTCCGCAGACACCAACCATCTGGCAATCAGACTATGATGCTACTACATTTGGCGGTCTTACGGTTACAGAGGCGAGCAAGCAGACTATCCGTGCGCTCAAAAGATACTACGAAAAGCCAGAGGCAAATCAAGTAGTTGTTATTGGTGCGGATCCTAGTAAGAACAGCTTGATATCTGGGTACTACATAGACGCTGCATCACAAGATCCAACTACAGCACCTGCGTCACGTCCTACAAACTGGCGTGGAAGACCAGTACCTTACATACTCGTAGAACCATCACTTACGACCCAAACTAGCGTCAATCAGAGTGCTAACGTTGTAGCGTCACGCATCGCAACAGGAAGGCACTTGATTGAGTTTGAGAGTGACCTCTTGATGTATGAGGACCCTGCACCAATAAAGGCTACATTCTATGGTCAGAGTGCTGCTGTTGCGGATGGCACTAACCCAACTATCAACGGCATAAATAATTTCTATGCTAACCAAGAGGTAGTCTTTGACACCAACATAGGCACAAACATAGTTGCTGGCACATCTTATTACATTAGAGCTGGCGTGACGGCATCTACCTTTCAAGTAAGTGCTACATTAGGTGGTGCTGCTATAACGCCAAACTCTTACGGTACTGCTAATGTTCGTGCGCCGTGGATACTTGCGGTTAACACCTTTACTGCTAACCAACCAATCACGTTAAAGCAGACCATAGGTAACTTTACTGCTGGAACTACCTACTATGTAAAAAGCCCCACACCGTCAGGATTTTACTTGTCTGCTGTAAGTGGTCCGGGAGCAACGCAATACCCAACAATGAGTGGTATTACTCGTGTCAATACAGGATTATCCAAACTTAACGTTGTATGGCTAGGAGACACAGTTCTGGTAAAGGATGCGTGGGATGGTGTATCCGTCACAGGACCTACAGACTTTGGTACTTTTAGGATAGTGTCCATACCTCAAATAACGTTCGTAAAAGAGAGCCTAGACGATACAACATTCAAGGTTCGTCAATGTGTATACAAAGCAGTTCAGGTGTAATTTATGGCTGTTTATATTGACAGATCCCGCAAGAGTGAAGTTACTTGTTCTATAGCAAGCAACCTTCGTGTATTCGTGTTTCCTAACGATGTCCCTATCCCTGATGACCTTGAACGATATGGCCCTGTACAAGGTGCTACAACGTTTGGGTCTAACCAGCAAACAGGAAGCGTAACTATACTTGGTATTGGTGGAAGCTCTGCATTTGGCACTGCTTCTTGGACGTGGCAGGTAGTAGCAAGGGTTACGACAAACAACGGATTTGGTGTGTCATCTACATCAGACCTTGTACTTCAATCAGGAACAGGTACACCAGCGCAAGCATCAGTAGGCATCAGCGTTAATGTTGGCGGTCTAAACATTGATTGGACAGGTACGGTTGACCAAAGCACCGTTTACTGGGACATCACTCAAGCTGCATTCTCTGGTGTTGGGGCAGAGTATCCAGACATTACATATAATTCCTATGAAACAAGTAACATAGGCGGTACAGCAACAGCAAAGATTGTCATTAACGGTCTTACTAAAACAAGCACAGGCACTATAAGCACTGCATCTGCTATGACGTGGGACTTACGTCTAGGTTTGAATATGTTTAACAATACGACCGTAGCACAGACGTTGACTGTATCTCCGGGTCTTTGTAACGGGACAAGCTTGGTTAGTAGCGTACCGTCATACAGCCATACTTACTTTGGTCAGACTGCTACAGCGTTACAATATGTAGTTACTGGTTATGGACCATCCGTTGGTTACATAGCACTTATCACGGGTACAACTAACATCACACTCCGTAGGTTGATGAGGATGAAAGGGCAGATCCGTGCATTTGATAAAAGTTACCCTGATGACCTTGCCTGTCGCATTACCGGCTTTGATGTTGGTGGTTTGGGGTATCGTGACATCACTGCAACTGCTGGGGCATTTCAAGAGGACGCTGCGTTCCTGAATACGTTCGTACAGACTAACATTACATCGTGGAGTGGTACTGCTACAGTTAACCAGACAAACTCACAAACAGTAAATACAGTGCCTACAAGTATTAGTGCGGACATCAAAACCGCTTCTCTTACAGCACTAGGAGATGACACTACAAATACAAAGTTAATGCTTCGTGGATGGTGGTTTCCGGGAGCAAGTGTTATACAAGCGGACACTACCCCAATATCTACTGGCGTAGTAACTAGCACTAGAACCTTCTCCGCTCCGGGTATAGCCTTAAACTCTTATAGGTATCTCCGCATACAGCTTCGATCCCTTACAGGCACGACTCAAAACGGAACCCTTACACTTACTACACAACCGGGTTCTGTCTTAAAAACATACAGTATTAGCGCAACTAGCAGTACAACCTCATACTTCTACCTTGACCTAAACAGCCCACAAAACGCTACAACGACCATAGACGAGACTGATAACCCTTACCCTAGAATGAATCCGTCTGACACTACAAACGTGGCTCAATACGTCGATGGGGACTACTACGGCGTAAACCGAGTAACCAGCATAGCAATCACAAATGCTAACCTTGAACTAGGAGATGTACATGTTGTTATTCAGGATCCGAGTTCAAATTACACGAAAGGTTACTGGTGTCCGACAAAGAACTGGTACAAGCAAAAGTTTACTACCTTCGGTGGCGTGACCCAGTACACCAACCGTCTCTACCAAGGTGATGCTCAAGGTAACACGCAAACGGAAGAGGGTTGGGCTCTATGGTCAACTACACCTACCAGCACCATAATGACCATCACTGACTTTGTAAACGAGATGAACGCTACCGACTCTGGAGTTAAGCGTCATCAAGGTTACTCCTGTTCCGCAAGCACACCAAACACATCACCTACATTTGTCAAGAACGGGTACGCCAACAGTGTAAACGGTCATGCTTACTGGTTAGGAGGTACTACATTCCGCAAGATTGGTGGTTCTGGAGAAGTAAAGCACTGGGTAGACACAGACCAGAGTTTAGATGGCCCAGAAGCACAGGTATACGCACAAACGTACTTCCGTAGCATTAACGGAAATTATGTACCAGATATGCTTGATGTGTTTGAACAAGGTGACTCTGGAGACTTGTGGATGACCGTAGGTGCAGTGTCTTACCAAAGAGGGAGGTCGCACGGGCTTGTACTACAAACTAACTCACAACCGCTTGCGGGAAGTACTGTGCAACTTACGCTCGACTCTGACGGAAGTCTTCGTGGTACTGGTACTTCTGACACTGCTGGGCGGTATGACACTTCTTATCCTTATGGTCTGGGTACTAAAAACCATAACACGCTCTGCCTCCTACTAAATACTTTTGACCCTGATCCACTATCAACTAACAAGCAGTATCGTGCCTGTTTCCGTCAAGCTCCCGCAGCAGGAACAATGCTATCTGCAGACAGGGATGACATTTATCGCCACTACTACGCAACTATCAGCGGTGGAGCCATCAGTTTATGGAAGGCTAACGGTCCGCTAGCAACAGACTATGTAGAGCAAGTTACAAGTATTACTGGTGTGTCTGACGGATGCTTGAGAATGCTTACTAGGGATAACCTTAACGGTGGCATCCTGTTCGTGCAAAAGACCTCCGGGAACCTTGAAAGGTACTATACGTCCGACAGTGGAGCAACAATATCAGTGGCAACAGTAATTAATTCTACAGGTACAAGACCAGCGTTTTGTGTGGATACGCTAGGTCGTGAGATCTACATCTGGAGAACAAGTGCAGGGAACATCGAGAGCAAAATACTTGATAGTGCTGGCACTGTACTTATGACTGCCACAGTTGTAGTGACCGGAAGCGTTGCAGATACCAGTATAGATATCTATGAGCGTCTAGATGATCTCTACATTGTTTATAACCACACAAGCACAGGAATTACTGTAGTTCGTAGCACAGATGGTGGGAGGACGTACTCGTGAAAAGAATACTTGCAAATCAGGTAGCACTCGACGCTACTGCAAACATTGGTGTTGTTGAAGATGCTGGGAAGGATAACCACGGCAAATACATAGACGTGTACCTCCAAAGTGTCGGACTAGAAGAGGGGTTGCCTTGGTGTGCAGCTTTTGCATACTACAGATACGAGCAAGGCAGCGTTAAAACTGGTGTGCCTCTACCTGCTGGCTTTCCAAAAAGTGGCTATGTACCAGACTTCGTTAACTGGGCAAAGAAGAACAACAGATGGGTAAGCGTGGAAACAGCAAAGGAGAGTATTGTAAACAGACCACTGGCTGGGGACTTACTGTGCTTCTGGTTCAAGGATAAAGACCGTCACGCACACATAGGGATTGTTGTAGAAGAGGCGGACGCTCGTGGTTGCTGGTGTGTAGAAGGCAATACTAATGACGGTGACCCAAATACAGTAGAGCGTAACGGTGGTGGTGTCTACAAGAGACGTAGGGACTGGAGAACGTGGGGAGAGTTTGGTGGCTATATTCGTATGGATGCAGTTAAACCTGAAGCCCCTAAAAACAGCCCTAAAAAGCCCGTAAAAGGGAAGGAAAATGTAGTATGAGTATCATCAGTCAGATTGCTAGTAAACTGCTCGGAAAACGCACGGTAGATGCTATACAGCCAGTACTTGACATTACTGCTCCGTTCATTATAGACCTTATAACAGACCAACTATCAGAGCGTGACGTTCAAGAGATTATGAACGCTTGTCGTAGACGGTTGCGGAAGACTGTTCCCCAGAAGTAGCACCAGACTAGGAACAGGGAATAAAACCAAAAAGAGCCACCGGAGAGATCCAGTGGCTTTTCTTGTGTAAGGTAGTTGTTCAGTTACTCACGGGTTACAACGCCGTGGCATTTACAGTTTACCGCTTATTGTCCGCATTTAGTACGCACACGCTTCCTTCGTGCCTTTGCCTTCCTGATAGCCTTCACACGCTTGTAGTTAGCGTGAACCATCATGTTGTAATGCTTCCGGCTCATAACCCACACTGCAGATGAACTGTGCGTGGGTAGGCTTGCTACCATATTGCGAAACTCTATAAGTAATTCGTTCATTATTCTCTCCTACTGATTATATGGCCCGTCAGGCGATCCGTACCAAGAGTGTTGTGCTGGCGGTATACCTGCACTGCATCTCTCATCATCTCTTATTATATCTTCGATGATTTTATCCACAGATTGGAAGTAAGCTCGCTCTTCGTCCATCAACCCGTCATCACCAATATCAACAACAGCATAACTCTCACGGATTGCTATCTCAATGTCGTCCGCATCATTTATCTCCTGCTGACGCTTGTTGTATGCCTCCCACTGGGCCTCATAGTAGCCATACAAGCTCTTTATGTTTCTAGTGCCAAACATCTTGTTAAGGCTTCGTCTTGTGTACAGTGCGGGATGCTCTTCCTTCCCGTTCGCTATCAACCGGCTTTGATCTAGTACCCAACCCTCATCTGTAAAATCTGGGTACGTTGCTGACAGCGTTACCTGCCATCTGTCATCGATGTACTTAAACTCTAACCCGCCGTTACTGCCAACTGCCATACAAAACGCATCTACGCTCATCTCCGTAGTCTTATCCATCATAGTTCTCCTCTTACCTTCAAAGGTACAATCCCGCACAAGCGGTACTCCTACGCTTGCTGGGTAAGTCTGGTTATGTTTTCTTGCTCTTTCCATAGCCAGACCTACCATCTACAAACCTCTTACTCGTCACACTCACAAGGGGTGTAACCGCAGGTGTCGCATTCGGTAACCGTGTCGTGTTCCTCCTGCTCAAACTCATCAATCAACTCGCTGTCACGGTAGCCCGTCATAAGGTCTACTTCCTCATAACGCTCACGTCCCGCATCGCTTACGGTAATCTTCCATCCACGACCGCTTGTGCGGTCTATCTCGATCAATCCCTCACGCTCCATACGCTCTAGCATAGGGTTAAAGTCATCGTTCTTGACCGTAAGTCCAGCCTGTCGCAGTGCCTTCTTTAGTGCGTTCCCGCTAACAGCCTCATCAAGCATGATAAGCGTCTGTACGACACGCTGGAAGTCTGCACTGATAGGCTTCATCTTCTCCTCTAGTTCGAAGGAGACATTGCCACCATCGAACAGCATATTGAATGCGTAGTCCTCAATCTCACCAGCCTTATTCCTACGCTTGTTCTCACGCAGGGTGCGGTGCGTACCTTCGTGCGTGTTGACGAAGAACACGTTGTCGCACTGGTCACGGATAGCAGACGCTCCACGCAGTGCATTAGAGTCAAGGTCATCCTTCTTCGCACTCTTACCAGTATGGTGAATAATCATCACAGCACATACCGCACGAAGCACCTTAACGTTATCCATCACTGCTAGCATCGTGCTGTTACTGTTCTCTTCAGCACCACCAGAAGCAGCACCCAAGCTGTCAATAACTACGAACTCAATACCCTTCTGGACTACAAAGTCTGCGAGAGCCTCAACGTGCGTACGCTCTGCAAGGGAGAAGTACTCGCCCGTAAGGTCAGCATAGTGGAATGTGTTGCCCGGTTCCCACTGACCACCCAAGCGGTTCCAGCGATCCTTGAACTGCTTAACTCCCATCTCTTTATCGACGTAGAGGACAGGACGCTCAACCTCTGTGCCGAACCCGATGAACTTGTAGTCAGGGTCGTTTACGCAACGTGCTACCGCCATAGCAACCCAACTCTTACCAGCAAAGGAAGGGGCTGCGATAACGGAGAGCGTATTCTCCTCAATCAAGCCGGGGACCAACTGCTCTATCATCATTTCACCATCCGTGGGTCTGGACGTGTGGTCCATAACGATGACCTTCGAAAAATCAAACATTTGCACTTTATTTACCTCTTCTAACATCCGTGACCTTTATTGGTCATCGGTATCTTATTTATACCTTATCGTTCCCCAATCCGCAAGTATGTACGGAACAGTTGGAACAATATTCATTATTTACTCTGCCGTGTTACCGTTTACCTGCTTGTGTTCATCGACACGCTTGAGGTGATCCGCTACCGTTTC